TAATGTTGGTAAAAGTAATTTAGTAGGATGGTCAAAATCAATAATGCCGAATAATATTTTGAATTACGCTTGAAAATATGGTATAATTAAATTATTCGGCATTACTTTACTTTCGGCATTATTGTGAAAAAGCCGAATTCGGCTTTTCCTTAACAGTTTCTGGGGAACCGCCGTATTACTGTATTTAGAAAACAACAGTGGTCAGAACATCTCTGTATCCTGCGACAACATGTCCATCAATGGATTCATGGTAACACCGCTTTTCTCCAGCACGATATACGACGGAAAAATGGCAGTTTCTGAAATTACCATCTTTGAGTCTGATTTGACGGATAATGGCATCGAGGCTGTAGAAGAAGTAGAGCTTTCATTCCAAATTTACAATGACGAAACATGGGAGACTATCGTTGACACTGACCCCATTTCCTTCGCTGTTGCTACTGAGTAAATTAATTAAGAAAAGTCAATAACATAAAAAATTAGACAGTGCATTATTGTGCGAGGTTTTGAACTCAAGCAATGATGCACTGTTTGTTACCGTTACGGAATATCTTAAGATTAAGCATTATTGACCAAACAGAAGCAAGCTAAAATTCGAATAATCTGATACCAAACGATAGTTTTTGATATTGTACGATACCGAACTTGCGTGATATAGTATCACCATCGGAAAAAACGCGGTTCCGAGATAATGAAATAGAAAGCCACCTAGTTTGTTGCCGTTGCTAGGTGGCTTTTCTTATATCCAGAAAGGTGGCGGGCGGTTTGTCGGTACGATGTGAAGTAAAAAACTACAAACTTATGCGGCAGAAAATTGCAGGCATGCGAGAAGCGCCACAAAAGGTATTAACCAGTCTAACCGCCGAGGCAAAGAAACGTGTCCCTGGTTGGGTAGCTACTGAGGTGACCAAGGAATACGGCGTTAAAAAAGGCGATATCACCGGTCAGAAAATCGGCAGGGTTACGCCCCAAGGCGATAGCTTCAAAGAGGTGCGTGTGGTATACACGGGCCGCTTGCTGACGCCGACCCATTTTAATATGTCGCCGAAAGCACCAAACCCTGGCGGTGCCTATACATTAAAGGCCACAATTGTCAAGGGGCAGAGAACCACGCTGGGCAAGGTTAAAAAGCTAACAAAAAAACAGCGTGCTGCCTTGGGAAAAAACTTCACTAGATCCGGCTCGCGGCAAAGCGACCATTCCCCAATCATGCTCATGCGTGCAAACGGTGGACATTACCTACCATTCCAACGCAAAAGCACCGACCGAACGGATATCGAGGCAGTCAAAACCATATCGTTGCCGCAAATGGTCGGCAGTGAGCGCACAGCAGAGGGTATACAGCGTGCAATCACGGAAGGCTTGGGGAAACGCCTGGACCATTATATGAACCGTTATATGGGCTAATATGGGCTCAAAAAACTGCCCAAAATAGTATACAAATCCTCCCGTTTCTAGGGCAAAACATTGTGTAATTTACGAGCAAAATTAACTTGCTATTTGGGGGCTGTAGAGCGAATATGTGTACTACCGCAAGGAAACACACATTTTACGGAGGAAAACAATATGAAACTAGATTATAATTGCACCGGCAGTGACCGCAAGACCATGGTTCAGCTTATCAGCGAAACCCTCAACGCTCCAGCCAAATATATGTTTGCACCCAGCTTCAACTACCAGGTAGACTGGGTTATTATCGACAAGAACGGTGTCCTGCACATGGACGACAACGCAGATCCGGACTTAGTGGAAAGCATCAAAAGTAAGCTGGCTGAGAATGGCTTCACCTGCATCGCGGAAACCTACGACAATCCCCAGCCTGCACCGGATATGGACGAGGAAGAATCGGACGCGGATACATTTACCGGCGTTTGCATTTCCATGCCCCGGAGCATCTTTACCGACAGCAACCTTGACAATCTCAAAGCAATCGTCGCGGCCAAGGGCGACCTCATCTGCAAAGCACTGGGTGTGGCGGATTTACCTATCGAAGTAACCGAACACAAAGTTGAATTCCTTTGGTTTCCCGGACATCCAAATCCGGATGAACTGAACACTTACACGCATTTTGTTACGAAGTTGTGCGATATGGCACGAAATCAGAAGCGGATCAACGCCAAGGGCAAGGATGCCGACAACGAAAAATACGCATTCCGTTGCTTCTTACTGCGCCTGGGCTTCATTGGGGATGAGTACAAAATCGCCCGGAAGATTCTCCTGCGGAACCTCTCCGGTAGCTCTGCCTTTAAGGCAGGCCCCACAAAGGAGGTGCAGGAATGAGCATGATCAAGCCGTGGCGGCTTCATCAACTGCGTGAAGAATACCCCGCCGGCACACGGGTCGAACTTATCAGCATGGACGATTCCTACAACAAGAAGCTGAAACCCGGCTGCAAAGGCACCGTCCTTTGTGTCGATGACATTGGAACAATCCATGTTTCTTGGGATTGCGGTTCAAGCTTGGGCGTTGTGTTTGGCGAAGATTCCTGCCGAAAGGTGCTTGACTAATCCACCCAATTTGGGCACCAAAACTTTGTGTAGTTTACGGTTAAAAATAACTTGCAATTTATGGGATTTAGAGCGAAAATGTGCACTACCAAAAGGGAAAACACATTTTTACGGGGGTTAACACCATGAAGAAGACCATCTTGAGCAAACGTGCAGCTGCCTATATGAAACGCATTGAAGCCTGCACCGACCGTTACGAAATAGAAGGCATCCGGATTGAATTTTCTCAGGATTGCAGCGCATACCGCCTTTCCTGGTCCGAATTCACCACGCTTCTGGATGCCCAGCAAGCAAAGCGGAGCGAAATCCGCAGTAAGAGATAAGGAGGCCACGACGATGACACTGAACAAGTTTTACGATCTGGTTTCCGCTTACGCAACGGTCACACTCAAGGATGCACGGAATAAGAAGGTCTACTACACAGGCCTCCTTAAATCCCTCCCTGATGAATACGATAATTGGACGGTTATTGATTTTAATATGGACAACGAAGGTCGCCTGAATTTTCGAGTTAAGGCGCCTGCAAAAAGAGTTTAAAAAGTTCAAATATTAACTTGCTATTAGTGTGTTTTAGAGCGAAGATGTGTACTACCGAAAGGTAAAAACACATTTTTGGAGGAAAAGAATATGAAAACAATCGCGGCATTTGAAAGCGCCATTACAAACGAAGTAAAGGATATAAAAGCAGAAGGCATCAACCCAACGGTATTTTGGGCCTACTGCAACAGCCGCCGCTGCGGCAACGACCTAATCGACTTCAACGACGTCATTTGGGACAACGATATCGAAGCCATAGCGGCAACGTTAGAAGCTAACAATATCACGGAGTTCACAATCAGCAGCAACTTCTCAAGCCTTATCAAAACGCTGGTAGCCTTTGAACAACAAGGCTTTATCATAGCCGGCACAACGCAGGTAAACGCCAGCCATACGGATTGGCAAACAGGCCAATATGCCAAGGCGGATGCCCTGCTAATGCAGAAGGCATAAGGAGGTGCGCCATGGTAAAAGAAGGCGCATTGAAAGTAAACACGAGTTGGTTTCATTACCAACTCAAGGTTTACGATAAGCCTTCCCGGTTCGGTATTGAATGCGGTCGCATCAGCAAGCTAACACTCAAACGCAAGGGCACCATCGTTTGCAACTATGACCGGGAATGGGACATCCAACCGGTGGACGAGGACACGGAAATGGCCCTGCAAATATTACTTTACAGTGAAAAGGTAGAAGGAAAATGAATGCTGAGATTTTAAAGAAAGCGCGCAAACTCAAAGAAAGAGGGTTCTATGTGGTAACCAGCATAAAGGAAAAAACAACCGGGAACGTTGGAACCGCAAGTTTAGTAGATGAGGACGTCTGGGTTAAGCTCCTGGGTGAAGATAATTGCCGGGAAGAATTCTTCGTAAGCATGGAGGAATTCAATCAAGCTTTTGAAATCATCATGATTGATTTAGACACGGGCAGAGACAGCGTGCGATATAAACCAAACGAATTTTTGATGTGATAACGGGCAATAAAAACGGGTGAGAAATCGCGGTCGAAAACAGTCGAACGATATTTCTAGATTTATAGCACCTTCGGAGGTATATTATCCCCGGAGGTGCTTTTATATGACTTTACTGGAATGGCTCAAGGCCAAGAAAACGTTGTGGATTATGGCGGTCCAGCATGGTTGTTCCATGAAACAGATCCGTCGCACAATACAAGCGTGCATAGATGACGCATGGAACAACGCTTGGACCCCCGGCAACCTGCATGCCCAAATAGAATGGCAGCGGTTGTTCCCCGGTGGTAACAAACCAACTGTTGAAGCGTTTATTGTTGTTATGGCAAGAAAGATAACAAACAACGAGGCGCTTCCAGAGCTACTAAAACAAACATAGGTCAACAAATAAAAGCCACGGGTCCTCCCATGGCTTTTATTTGCCTGTGGTGCTGGCGAGCCCAAAAAACAGCTAGTTTCAGAAAAATTTTTTTAGACCATTTCGTTGCATTTTTATATAAATCTAAGCGCACAGGATTGCCCTGTGTGCCTTTTTTTCGCCCTGTTGGAGGGAACGGTCCCCCGGGCAACAGAAAGGCACAGGGCGGCTTCTGTGCGTTTTTTATAAACAGCTAGGAGCGTGAAGCATGGAAGACAAATGCAGAGGATACATTGGGGACATCCCCATTTATTGTGCACACGATAAAGTGGTGCCGGTGACGGAAGTCAAGCCAAACCCGAAAAACCCGAATCAGCACCCGGAGGACCAAATCGAACTGCTGGCTAAGATTATAAAAACACAAGGCTGGCGTGCGCCGGTTACGGTATCAACCCTGTCCGGCCTGGTCGTTCGCGGCCACGGACGTTTAATGGCGGCGGAGTACCTGGGTCTTGAATTCGTACCGGTTGACTTTCAACACTATGAGAGCATGGATGCGGAGCTTGCGGACCTGCTGGCAGACAATAAAATCGCGGAACTTGCGGAAATCGACAGCAAACTACTGGCAGAGGTCTTTCAGGATATAGACCCAGACGCCATTGACATTGATATTACCGGCTATTCCGAGGAAGAATATCACGATATTATCTCTGCGCTTATGGACGCAACCGCACCGGAACCGGGCGAATTGGATGCGGACGAGCCTGTGGAGGTTCAAGAAAAAACCGTGTCGTGCCTTGGCGACGTTTGGCTCTTAGGCAAGCATCGCCTTATGTGCGGCGACAGTACAAAACAGGAAAGCGTCAGCATTTTAATGGACGGCGATAAAGCGGACATGGCATTTACAGATCCGCCATGGAATGTAAACTACGGTGCTGTGAAAGAAGGAAATGCGCAGGGATATAAACCTCGCACCATCCTCAACGATTTCATGGGTACTGAGGATTTCAAAGAGTTCATGTACAAAGCATTCAGTTGCCTGAACTTCGCACAGAAAGACGGTGCTATGACCTACGTAGTTATGTCGGCACAGGAGTGGGGCAATATGATGCTGACCCTAGCACAGAATGACTACCATTGGTCCAGCACAATCATTTGGAACAAGGATCGCCTCGTTCTTTCCCGCAAGGACTACCATACGAAGTACGAGCCGATTTGGTATGGCTGGAAAGAGGGCGTAAGGTTGTGTCCTTTGGAAGATCGTAAGCAAAGCGATGTATGGGATATCGAACGCCCAATGAAGAGCGAGGAACACCCTACAATGAAACCGGTGGAACTGGTGGAGCGTGCCATTAACAACTCAAGTCACAAGGGGGACATTGTAATCGACCTGTTTGGCGGCAGCGGTACAACGCTCATTGCCAGCGATCAGACGGACCGCAAATGCAGAATGATGGAACTGGACCCACGCTATGTGGACGTTATCGTAAAGCGCTATATAGGCGTTACCGGAAAAACAGACGTGGTTCTGCTGCGTGACGGTGAGGAAATCCCGGTAGAAGAAACAGGCATTATGGACTAACGAAAGGAGGCGGCGCGGATGGCGGAAAACTTACAAACCTCACAGGTTATTGCAAAAATATTCGGTGTGTCAACCCGCCGCGTGGAACAGTTAAAAACAGAGGGCGTTATTAAAGGGCAAGGCAAGCCAACCAAATATGACCTCCTCCCTACCATCCAGGCTTATATCCGTTACCTTTCTGACAAGGCAAACGGCCGGGAAAAGAAAGAAACAGACTCCCAGTTGGAAACGGAAAAGCTGACGGCGGAGAAGCGTATCAAAATGGCAAAGGCAGAAATGGCGGAGCTGGAACTGAAGGAGCTGAAGGGAGACCTGCACCGGGCATCGGATGTGGAGGCAATCACCACCGACCATGTCATGTTTGTCCGGTCCATGCTTATGGCCCTGCCAGGAAAACTGGCGGTGGATGTAGCAACTATACAGACGGCTCCGGAGGCGGCGGAGCGCATCAAGCAGGAAGTCTATGCTATCCTGCAGCAACTTTCCGACTACCGATATGACCCGGATGAATACAAAAAGCGCGTAAGGGAAAGGCAGGGTTGGAATGAACGGCACGCAGACGAGGACGACGAAGAATAAGCGCCGCCTTCGCCCTGTTGACCGCTCCTTTACCCGTGCCTTTGCCAACTATACGCCACCGGCAGATTTGACGGTTTCCGAATGGGCAGAGGCGCACCGGGTTCTGTCAAGGGAGAACAGTGCCGAGGCCGGCCCATGGCGTAACGCCCGGACACCATACCTTGTGGAGATCATGGACGCCTTTACTGACCCAAAGGTGGAGAAAATCAGCCTGGTGGCATCGTCACAGGTAGGTAAATCCGAACTGGAACTAAACATTATTGGATACATTATCGACCAAGACCCCGGCAGTATCTTGTATATACAGCCAACGGTAGACGATGCTAAGAAGTTCTCCCGACTGCGTATCGCGCCCATGATCCGTGACAGCCACAGCTTAAGGCGGAAAGTCGCGGACGTAAAAAGCCGGGATAGCGGCAATACCATGCTGCAGAAGTCCTTCCCCGGTGGCATGCTGACCATCGTCGGTTCCAATAGTGCCAGCGGCCTTGCCTCCACACCGGCCAAATATGTACTGGGTGACGAACGGGACCGCTGGGCGTTATCTGCCGGCACAGAAGGTGACCCTTGGGCGCTGGCGGAAGCGCGAACAACCACCTTCTATAACTCAAAAATGGTGGATGTGTCAACCCCCACGGACAAAGGTACCAGTCCCATTGCAAAATCCTTCAACGAAGGGACCCGGGAGCGGTGGTGTCACCAGTGTCCACACTGCGGGGAATACTCCAATATCATTTTCGATGACATTAAATTCGAGTTCGACACCATAGGTACCGGCAGGAAGAAGGACTATGTAGTTACCTCTATTTCCTGGTGCTGTCCGGAGTGCGGCTGCCTATCCACAGAAGAGGAGATGCGCAAGCAACCTGCAAAGTGGATTGCAGAGAATCCGGACGCCTATCTAAAAGGACACCGTTCCTTTTGGCTCAATGCCTTCTCCTCTCCTTGGCAGGGTTGGGGTAAGGTCGTGTACGCATTCCTGGTTGCCCGAAACGATCCACAGCGCCTGAAGGTTGTGTATAACACCATGCTGGGTGAACTGTGGGAGGACCGAGGCGACCTGGAGGACGAGGATACCATGCTTGCCCGCAGGGAAGATTACGGAGTAAGAGAGGACGGTACCCCGGTGGAACTGCCAAAGGGCGTGCTGGAACTCACCTGTGGCGT